TATTTTATTGTTTTCACACAGCGGAGCGCACCGAGCTCTTCACTGTCGTCTTCGTCGGCAGCGGCAGATGGGTATAGGAGACCGGCGTCAGGGTTGAGGGCGCCGACGAAGCGGTCGATCAGGCGGGTGGCGAGGTTGGCCATGGTGGTCAATCGCCCCGATACGTCGTAAATATTGGCCGGAATGTTCCGCGTCGCACCGAGCTTCCCGACACCGATGTTGCCGCCAGCTCGGCCGCAATATCGTCTCTCATTTTGCGCAACTCATCGACGTTTCTGAAAACAACTTTTCTCCCGCCAACCTCTACAGATTGTTCGGGCGATGAAAATGCAGCTTTGACGTTGTCGAGGTCGGTCTGTGTGTAGGCCATTGGGTGAGCGTCTTTGGTGCCGTGGGTAGGCGCTCACGGTAGACCTACGGGTGTCTCATTTCCCGGAAAAGTGAGACGGTTATTTTTTTACTTTGCTCAGTCTGATACGGATTGCCGCCCGCTCAAACGCCTGCGCCCATGCTTCGCGCCCTGCGTCGTCTTCCTCGTCATCACTGAATTCCTCGATCTGCGTTGCAATGTCTTCAAGCAAATCAAACTTTTTGGTCACGTTGTTGCAACCGTCAGTTAGATCAATTACTCCAGGCTTGTTTACGTCGCAAAACAAAAACAGGTCAACAGTGACATTTGAGAGAAAGTTATTAACAGTCGTTTCGACGGAAACGTGAAACTTATCTAGGACGTCGGTTTCAATTTTGCGGAGTTGTTTCGCCAAATCTTCGGCCGCGTCGATAGCGCCGCGAATCACGCTTTGTGGAGATGCTTCTAGATCGTTCCAGTTTTGAGGTTTTTGTTCTTCAGTTGTGAGCATGATTTTTCCCAGGTTGCTTGATGACGCGGTACACCGTAGACCGGCTGATTTGCAGGCGGCGCGCGACTTCGCTGGCGTTGCGGCCGTTGAACAGGGCCAGCACGTTGGACACCATCTCCTGCCGCGCGCTGGCCGGGCGCCCGGCGATGTAGCATTCTTCGCCCTTGAATTCTGCCCTGACGGCGGCTTTTGTGCCGGCGATCTTTTCGGCGGGTTGCCCGGCGATCTGCGGGAATTCGGCCAGGATGTAGTCAAAGATGCGGTCTACCAGATCGGGCTCGGCAGTGATCAGGGCTTGCAGCTTGGGCGTGGGGTTGTGCATGGGCGTTACCAGTCTCGGGCAAAGGTGCGGGCCGCCGGGCTTTTGGCCACGGGCGGGATTGCGTTCGGGGTTTCGCTCCATTTTTTGTAGCTGTCTGTGACCGCTTCGTGCTGGGTCAGTGCGGCTTCTGCTTGTTTTTCTTCGACCGGAAATGCGAACAGGCTGGTCTGCTCTGTGTTGAGTTTGTCGTGCAGCTTGTCCCAGTGCGTTTCAGTGAGCTTGTGCAGGCCGAGGTAATGCGCGGCGGCGGTGTTGTAGACGAACAGGTCAAGGGCTTCGTTGCGGTCGGCTTGCTTTTTCTCCCAGCGGCTCAGGCGGTGGCCGTTTTTCCAGATGCTGACGCGGTATTCGGCGGTGATCTGGCGATAGAAGTCTTCGGGAAGGTCGCTGCTGAAGTGGATTTGCGCCGGGCCGTGGGTAGCGCGCCAGCGGTTGGCCAGGTGGTCTTTGGCGGTATCTGTACCGACGAACCAGAGCTGCGCGCCTCTGGCTTCAGTCTTGCCGTTCCAGCGAACTTCGACCAGGCTGGGCTTGCTGCTGAGGATGGGGCGGCCTGGGCGGCTGGCGCCTTTGATGGCGTAGATGCCTCGGCCGCGCCGGGTGCGGGTGTAGTTGTAGACTTCTTGCGTGGCGTTGCCGCCGCTGTCCACAAAGGCGGCTTCGATGCGCAGGGTGTTTCCGCTGGCGTGCGGGTATCGGGTGGTGAGCAGGGTATCGAGCCGGGCCCAGGTGGCCAGGTCTGCGGGGTCACCACGGATGATGTGGTAGTCGATCGTCCACGCTTCCATGCCACGGCCCCATCCGGTCACCAGCATTTCAAGCCGGTCGGCCTGGGTGTCTACGGCGGCGGTGAGCTTGATGACTTGCGCGGGGCAGGTGCCGAGTTTGTAGGGTTCGGCACGGGCCATGAGTTCTTCGGCCTTGGTTTGCTCTTTCTGGCGTTCCCAGCTGCGGGCCAGGCGGGTGTTGTAGAAGGCGATCATGGCTTCTTCGCTGCCTTCGTCCAGCTTGGCTTTTGCTTTTTCGTATTCGCGCTTGAGGGCAATCCACGGCAGCCAGCCATACGGCAGGAACATGCCGGATATGGTGAAGGATTCGGTTTCTCCATCTCCGCCTACGCCTTCTGACCATGCGCCACGGGCGAACATGCGGGGTTTGTCGCTTTCGAGGTGGATGGCGCCGCAGTGTATGCAGGGGTACAGGGCGCTCTGGCCGTCGTCAGACAGGATCAGGCGGTCGAAGTCGAGCGGCTGGGCTTCGCCACAGTGCAGGCAATCGGCCAGGGCGTGGCGCTGGGTGCCGCGCAGGTAGAGGCGTTCGACGATGGATTCGTCTTTGATCGTCGGTGATGATGGGTAGTAGCTCTTGCGGTTGCGCTCGAAGGTGGTCTGGCGGGCTTCGGCCAGGGCGACGGGGTCGCCTTCGCCGTTGATGTTGAGTTCGGCCCGGTCCACTTCGTCGAAAAGCACCCGGCGGGCCGGCACCTCGGACAGGTTGGCCGCTGCGCCGGCCGTGACGATGAACAGGCTGCCGCCGATGTATTCCTTGGTGTCCAGCGTGTTGACGCTGTCTCTGCTGCGTGGGGCGGCGACGCGCTCGGCTACCTCGGGCACGGCGGCGATGTTCTTCGCAATGCGGGTGCTGGCGCGCTTGGCCAGTTTGCCGGTTGGCAAGATCCACAGGAAGTTGGCCGGGCTCTGGTGAATGCTGGCCATGAGCCAGTTCAGGCCGGTCTGCGTCTTGAGCATCTGGCTGGCGCCCATCAGGACGACGCGCTTGCAGGGGTGGTGGTCGCTCAGGGCCTGCATGACGGCGCGGGCGTGCGGCGTGCGGCTGGTGCGGAATTTTCCGTATTCGTTGGCGCCGGAGTCTTTGGGGATGACCTGATATTGATCAGCCCATTGGTCGACGGGTAGATCCGGGTCGGGCTCTACGCTGTCGGCCAGGGCCATTAGGGGCAGCATCAGGCGGGGGTCTCCATGGCGACCTTGATGCTCATGCGCAGGGCCTGGGCGAAGCTGGCCAGGGCGGCGCGGTGTTCACGGTCGATGATGGCTTCGCATTCGTCGGGGTTGGTGCTGCCCGCCACTTCGGCCCCGATGCGCCGGCTGCAGTTGGTGAGGGTGTCGCGCAGCATGCGGCCGGCGGTGAAGAGGTGGCGTTCGAAGTCGGCTTTGTCTAAGTACTTGCCCTGCATTTCTGCAAGTTTGAGGCGGGCGATCTGGGCTTCGGCGGCTTCGCGCAGGGTTTTGGCGACGTGGTAGCTGGTGATTTCTGAGCCTTCGGCGGCCGGGGTGTCTGCGCTTGCGGGTGGCGGCGGCTGGTCGTCTGCTGCGGTCAGGTTTGCGGCAGTTTTTCCGGACGGGCGAACGCGGTTTAGCAGGGCGACTTTGGCCATTTCTACGTCGATCATCCCGTCTTTGTCTTTGGACAGGATGCCGCGCTTGACCAGCTCGTGCACGGCCTGGCGCGATACGCCGAGTTCGCGGGCGAGCCCGGATTCAGTGAGTTTTCGATGTTTTGTCGATGGACTTGATGCCACTGAAGAACTCCAGGTAGAAGGCGTGCAGGTCGGCGCTGGCGTGGATGGTGCTTTGTTCGATGCGCGGGTTGGTGTTGACGTTGGCGCTCGATTCGACGGTTAGGTAGTAAGACTCTGCAGCGTTGCTGGCAAGGGTGATCTTGCTGTGGTTCTTGGCGACGATCAGGCGGGCGCCGTAGGCTTCGCACATGGAGAGCATTTGCTCGTATTCGTCGCCGTAGCTGCCGGGGAAGATTTCGCCAGCGTAGAGGTCAAACTGCTCAATGCGGCCGGCATCTAGCCAGGCGGCGATTTCGGTCAGGTCGTTTTTGGCGATGCACCAGGTGGACATCAGGACGTGGTCGAGGTGCGTGGTGCCGGCCAGGATGTGGCGCAGGTAGGAGAGGCTGTCGATGTCGCCCCGGCTGGCGACGTGCCAGGATTCGCCGTCGGTGAAGCGGGCCGGGAGTATTTCGGCCAGGGTGGCTTCGGCGTTGGCGCGGCGCATGTGGTGGCGGTTTGCGCTTTTTTGCGCGGTGGCGCGGCGGGTTTCGGCTTTGTCGGCCTGGTG